ATCATCACCAAGCAGTTCGAGGAGAAAGGCAAAAAATATGTCCTGGTGGAGAAACACAACTGGGACGGCAAGAACCATCATGTCGAGCTGGTGCTATATAATACCGACGGAAGCGGAGATTATAAGCCGTGCTCGCTTGAGAGCACCGAGAAGACCGCCGGACTCACGCCGGAATATACATATGAGAATGTCGAGCGCCCCTTCCTGGTCGAGTTCCGGAACCGGAAGACCAACAATATCGACGGCTCAAACATCCCTGTCGCAATCTACTCCGGAAGGGAGAACCTGCTGGAAGATGCGGACCGGCAGTACTGCCGTATGAACTGGGAACAGGAAGCCGGAGAAAAGAAGGTGTTCGCATCCTCTGACCTTTTCCGTTCACGCCAGGGAGAGGAAGGCATCCGGATAACACCGGCGCTGCAGAAGCTCCTGGTCAAGGTGAGCGATGCCGGCGCAGATGAGAAGATCCAGGAATACTCTCCTGCCCTCCGCACAGCTGAGCAGGTGGCAGCCTTCCAGGAGATTTTGAGAAGAATTGAGATTTCCTGCAAGCTCGGCAAGGGCACACTCTCCAACCTCGAGGACGCACGCATGACCGCCACACAGTACCAGGGCGGGAAGAAGGTGCTCTATACCACCGTGGACAGCTTTGAGAGCGAGCTTGAGAAGAAGTACAGGGCATGCGCATGGATCTTCGCATACCTGCTCACAGCATATGAGCGCGTGAAGTTCGACCCGGAGATAACAGTAAGCTACAATGACGCCGCAAGGAAGGACCCGGACCAGATGCGCCAGGCAGCGCTCCTGGAAGTGACCAACGGAATCATCAGCAAGGCAGAATACCGGATGCGCATCTTCGGAGAGACCAAGGAAGATGCCGAAGCCAGGGTGCCTGAGACTCCACCTGCCCTCGAGGGCTACTTCGGTTGATAACGCCGCGCTTCCTCTCCGCAGCAGCTGACCAGATGATGAAGCTGTATGCGGAGCTCGAGACAGATATTAAAGCCGATATGTGCCGGCGCCTGGCCAAGCTCGGCCAGGTGACCGACGCGACTGAATGGCAGGCCAAAATTCTCAAGGAAATCGGCGGCCTCACCTCTGACATAAACAAGGAGCTGGCCAAGTATGACAAGGCCACGCAGAAACAGGTCAAGGCGCTTTTCCAATCACTGGTGGAGAAGAATGTCCCTGATGACATATCCGACAACCAGAAGCAGATGATGGCTGCCACAGCCGGATATCAGTCACTCATAACAGATCTGTCAAACCTCACCAGGACAAGCACAGCAACCACGGAGTTCATCACCGAGGCCAACTCAATGTACATGAAGACCGCCAGCGGCGCCTTCTCTTATGACCAGGCAATCAAGGATGCGGTTGACAACATGGCCTCCAAGGGACTGACCACCCTGCAGTATGGGAACAGGGCCCACAGCCTCGAGAGCATCGCAAGGACTTGTGTCCTCACGACACTCGGCCAGACAGCCGGGCAGCAGAGCCTGGCAAACGCCCAGGACACCGGCACCGACCTTGTGATGGTGTCAGCCCATGAGGGAGCAAGACACACCGACAATCCCCCCAACCCATGGAGCAATCATGATGAGTGGCAGGGAAAGGTCTACTGCCTCAACGGAGAGCGGGACTGGACCGACAGCGAGGGCAACGTGCATCACGCTGAGAATCTGGCTGCGGCGACAGGCTACGGAGAGGTGGACGGTCTATGTGGCATCAACTGCCGGCATACATTCTACCCGTTTTACGAGGGCGAAGACCCGCGCTATGAGGATAAGGAGCTGAAAGAATATACAGAGAAGAACCTGACCCTTGATGGCCGTCCTGTCTCACGGTATGAGGCGGAGCAGGAGCTGCGCAGATGCGAGCGGGGCATCAGGGCATGGAAGCGCAAGGCGGACTGCCAGGCTGCAGCCGGGCTGGACAACACCGCCGCCAGGCACAAGATCGGGTTGTGGCAGGCGGAGCGACTCCGCATATCAAAAGAAACCGGCATCCCTCCTGATTACTCCAGGGAATATATAGGAACTGTGGCAGGGAAACAGATCCGGGGCCTTAAATCCGGCGGGTATGACATGACTCCGGCCGAGCAGAAGGAAAGCCTCAAGCTTGACATCACGAAGGCCGTCGATGCTTACAATGTCAGCCGCCACCAGCTTGCAAGGTGGATAAAGACTCCATCCGAGAAAGAGATAATAGGAAACCTCGGCGGCCCTGACCTGACAAGAGGCTCCTGCTCCTCCCTGGCCATGGCATATGCAGCCAACAAAGGAGGATGGCAGGTTGTGGACTTCCGGGGCGGAGTGAGCCAGGAAGTGTTCAGCCGGAGATCCAACATATTGTCCGTGACCGAGATCCCTGGTGTCACATCATATGTGGAGAAGGCCCTGAGCGACTTCAAGGGAGCAGCTGCGGTGCTGGACAAGGCCAAGGTCGGCAAGGAATATTATTTTGCCTGCGGGGCACACGCTGCAGTGGTGCGCAGGCTTGACGCCGCGAGATACCAGTATCTGGAGCTCCAGGATGACCCGGCGCAGAACGGATTCAAGGACCTGACGAAAGACGTGCTCAAAGTCCGTTTCGGCGCAAAAAACAGCAGGACATATCATGGCAGAAAGGTCGAGGTTGATAATATTCTTATTGACATAGATACTCTTAAGAGTAATAATATATATTTGAACTTGATGGAGTGCATAAACACCCCTAAAGGAGCACAGAAGAAAGGAGCTGGCGGCGGTGTCAGGTAATCTGCTTAAAGATTTAGAAAAAATGTCTCAGGAAAAGGATACAGGCATCTGGATCCATGAGAACGGACATGACTTTTATAAAGCAGATCCGCAGCTCAAGATCTGGGATGTGGAGGCTCCTGATGAGGTGGGTGTCATGCTCTTCAGCTTCGACAAGAAACACATCTTTAATTTCTTCCAGGATTTTCCAGCGAAGCTCACACCGGAGCAGGTGGAGATCTTCCGGAAGGAGAAACCCGAGCTGGCGGCGCTCCGTCCGGCTTGAATTAAATAAAAGCCCCCTGTAAGTTTTCGTACTTACAGATGTCCCAGGCCGGTCCTGGGATTTTTTTTGCACTCTCAAAAATCCCGAATGACTATATCAGCGATGGTGGAATACGTGAGCAACATTGTAATCGCAATACTCGGCTTCGCAGGAGCCCTGGCAGGTGCTTATTTCAGCAACCGGAAAGCCCAGGCGCTCATGGAGTACAGGCTGGCGGAGCTGGAAAAAAAAGTTGACAAGCACAACAACCTGGTCGAACGAACCTATCGCCTTGAGGAACAGCAGGCACTGCTGGAGAAGGACATCAAAGTGGCCAACCACCGGATATCAGACTTGGAGGAGAAGAAAGAATGACACCAGGTGAGTTTTTCGTGAAGTATCAGGGACAGAAGATTGATTATGACAAGGCATTCGGCCCCCAGTGCGTGGATGTCTTCCGGCAGTACTGCCAGGATGTGATCGGCTGCAGACACACCGGATCCGTTGAGCCGGAAGGCGCCAAGGGCATCTGGTTCCGCTATTCGGAGAATGACGAGAAGCTCTTCTTCAACCGCTTCAGCGCCAGCCAGGCTAAATATGGCGATGTAATCATCTGGGACGCCTCGGACACAAACAAGTATGGCCATGTGGCGATAGTTGTCGCTGTGCACAAGGACCAGGTCCTGGTGTTCGAGCAGGACGGGTTCAAGAAGGACGGCGGCAAGTTCGCCGTGCGTTCCCTGCTCTCTGCTCTCGGGGTGCTTAGAAAGAAACCGTAATTTTTTTTTAGGAGAACTATATGTCAAAGAAAATGTATGCACTGATTTCGGGAATCATCGGCGGAGTCGGAGCTATTGCATCAGCAATCGTTTCCTACTCTGACCCGGCACAGGCCACAGCTATCCTGGCTGCCATTCCTATTGCTATTACTGCGGCCAATGAAATCATTATGCTGTTCGTCACACCGGAGGCAAAGAACTGATGAAAGCAAAAGATGCATCCCTGGCCGCAAAGATTGTGGCCGGGGTGGTCCTTATAGCAGGCCATGCACTCCTGTGGATCGGGAAGCTGCCTAATGCGGACTCCAAGGGGATATGTGCATGTGCATTCTCCATCTTGGGGATATTCGGGACGATAGATCTGAACCTGGTGTTCGACAAGTTCACAGGAAACAAGGGGACTGGATGTGTGGAATAAGATCAAAAATATTCTTGCTGTTATTGGCGGTGCTGCTATTGCAGCCCTGCTCTTTATTTTCGGACGTGGTTCTAACGGATCAGGAGGCGACTCAGCTGAAGACGTCATTAAAGACAGCAAAGAAAGAGCTGAGCGAGCAGCAGAAGCAGATAGAGCAGCTGCAGAATCAGTTGAGCGAGCAGCAGAGCGAGCTGAAGAATGCCAGAGCGCAGCTGCAGATATCTCAGAACGAAACAAAAGAGCTTCAGAACAACTTGACGAAGCTCTCGACATCCTGGAAGCAGCAGAAAAAAGAAGCCAGATGGGGAAAAGTTAAGGCATTTGCCATCGGAGCGGTGCTGGGAGCCGCCGGCGGGTTCGCCGGAGCCTGGTACATGCTCAAATGACTATATATGTAAGCAGCGCATGGGTGCGTAATCCCATGCAACA